TTTTTTAGAGTTGTGTTAAGTGTGCGCTTTTGAAATGAGCCCGTAGCACCCGCGCCGCCTGTTGTGCCGTTTGCTTGCGTTTCGTTAAACACCGCAATACTGGCCCCACCACCTACCGCCACCCAAGCCGCGCCGTCGTAGTAGTAGGTTGTGTTGTCGCTTTCCAAATAAGCAAACTGGCCCTCGGCTAAAACCTTTTCGCCACTTCCGCCAAACGCCGCCGTGCGCGCTGTTGCGTCTGCAAAAACGGGTATGCCGCTATTCGTTACGGTCAAATCGGCAGCGGTTAAAACCTCGCCGCTTACGTATGCTGGTACAAAAGTTGTTGCGTTAGCGCCCATGGGTTTACTTTATCCTAAAACGGGTTGAGGGTCGGTTATTCCAATAATTCCGTAAATGGCGTCGTTTAAAATAAATTCGTACACAATCACCGTAGGGCTGGTACTGATTAGGACGCTATGCCCGGTAGCAAAATTTAGGCGGTGCTCTATGCCCTCTATGGCTAGCTCTTGGGCTAGTTGGGTTGTTGTTAGCCCTGTTTGAAAAGACTTTTCTATGGTGATGGTGTCGCCAATTTCGAGAGTTGCTACCGTGTCGCGTTGTGCAGCTGTTAGGACGGTAAACGTCGTTTCTACTGACGTGTAGCGGGCCTCGGGTTGGCCGTTTAATAGGTAGTCGGCGGCGTCGTCCACCTCGCCTTGAACGTGTAAAAGGCTGTTGCCAATGCTGTTGGTTTGTATGAAGTAGGTGGCAATGCTGCCAGCGTCAGTAGCGGTAGCGGTTTTGTTGTCGAGGGCGGTTACTACGGCGCGGTTTATTACTTGGTCGGCTTCAAAAGATATGCCTACGCCAGTAAATTTAAGGGTGCCGGGTGCGCCGTCGTCGTGGAAGTTTGCCGAGCTGCCTGCAAGGGTGTTGCCGATACGGTTTTGGAAAGTTAGGACGCCTGCTCGAGACATAAACAACCGCCCAAATTCGGCGGTGTCGTTTATTTGGGTTAGGTAGTTAAGTACGTTGGTACCGGCTGGCACGGTGTAGGCGGCGTCATGGCCGAGGTTTACGGTGCCTGTAGCAATGTTGCGGGCCGCTATTGGAAACGCCACCTCGGGTAAATCTAGGACGGTTTCTATGCGCTCGCCCGAGGTTTCGGCGGTTACGTTTAACTCGTTTAATACGGTTTGGCTAAGCAAATAGAATTGGTCGGCACAATACACCTCTACCGTGTCAGTACCGCCAAGGCTAAAGTTGTAGTCGTAGTTAACGACGTAGCCGTTAAAAATGTACTCAGGGTTATTAAGGGTGTCGTAACGCAATAGGCGTACCTCGCGCATTGGGGCTAGCCCGGGTTGCGCGTTGGCGGTGTCAAAAAATGGGCTGTCTTGGTTAAACGGATTGAATACGCCCGAGGCCAACGTGTCGTCGAGGGTAAAGGTCATGGTGCCAGCGCCGAACGTGTCGCCTTGGTCTCGGCGTCCACGTCGTACGTTGACGTTTAGAGCACCGTCTAAAACGCTTGCAAATTCGCCTACACCGTCTAGCACGTACTCGGTATTGTTGAGCACCCCGCGCGTACTGTCATCGAGCGTAAACGCGTTAAGTTGAAAACCTGTCGCTATTTGTAGGTCATAGTTACCCGATTGGACTACAGCTACAGCCATGTTAAGCCACGTTTAGTTGTAGCGGGCCAGCGGTACGCGAATACGCCCGCAACGCGTTAACAACACTTTGGCCTATTTCGGCGCTAGTAGACAAGCCGCCAGCCACGTTAATTGTTACGCCGCTACCGCCCATGTTGCCCATTTGTGATAACGGAATGACAGCCTCCGGGCCTGCCTCGCCAATCATGGCAAGCGTTGGCCCGGTCACTATGCCGCCGTCGGCCATTTTAGGTATCGAGCTACTAATACTGGAAACAATACGGTTAACACGCTCGGTTACTACTACGTCAATGTTTACCGAGCGCTTAAGTTTTGCGGCTATCTCGTCCATTTTGGCCATAAGTTTTGGCGTTAATTTGGTTAGTTCTGCCTCAAGGCCGTTAACAATGAATTGGGCTTGGTCTACGCCTGTCTTGTACCAATTGTTGGCGGCTTGTAGCCCTACCTTGTCGGCTGCCCGTTGTGCGGCCTCTACAAGCGCGTTAGTTTCGTCTATAGCGGTTTGACCGCCCTTTACAAGCTCTAAGGCTATTTCGGCGCCAGCGACGTTGCCAGCGTCCAGCACGTAACCCAATGCGTCTTGGCTTAAACCCATCTCAAGGGCTTTGCCAAGGTTTACGGAATACTCGACAACGCCTTTAACTTGGGCACGTAGCGCGTCTAAAAAGCCTTTAAAGCCGTAGTCGCCAGCTTCAAGCGCGGCGTTAAAATCTAGGGCGCCCTTTACGGCGTCGCTTACCTTGGTGGCAAAATCGTTAAATTCGCCTTGCGCGTCGGCAAGCTTGTCTTTAGCGGTATCGACGGCTTCGCCCAATTTGTCTTTAAGCGCCGTGGCGAAACTCTCAACCTCTTTTTTGGCGCCCCCTACGGCTGGCGGTGTCTCTTGAAACTTTTTATTAAACTCCCCGGCGGCGTCGGCCATACGCATTTGTGCTTGGTTTGACCGGCCCATTTCTTGGTTGTATGCGCCTGTTTCTTTTTTGGCGTCAAACATGCCCGAGCCAATAGCCTGTATTGCGTTTGTAAGCGCGGTGAGCGGGTTAATGTTTTCCGCTACTTTCGCAAATACATTTAGTTTGTCTATTGCTTTTTGTGCCGGGCTAGGCATGTTGCTAAACGCGTCGTTAATTTTTACTAAGCCGTTAGCAAAATCGGTTGCCGCTGGCAATAATTTTTGGCCGAGTTGTATTTGAAAATCTTTAAACAAGGCGCTTAGGGTGCGTTGTTTGTTTGCAAGGTTGTCGGCTGTCCTAGCAAAGTCGCCTTGCGCGTCGCCTGTCTGTTTGTAGATAGCGGCCTGTGCCGCCAAAATCTTTTGTTGTGCTGTTAGCGCACCGCTGCCGTCGTAAATGCCAAGCTTCATTGCCTCGGCTTTTAGGGTGGCGTCGTTAAGCAATACACCAAAACGGCGCAACGGCTCTGCCTCGCCACGTAGGGCCGCGCCAATCGCTTGTACGGCCTCCTCGGGGCTTGTGTTGTTAAACGAGGCTAGGTCAGTAGACAGCGTTACAAAGTCAGTAGTAAACGTGCTTAAATCCTCGCCAGCGAGCCCGGCAGCTTTACCGAACGTGCCGAAAGCACCGGCAGCGTCGAGCACCGATTGTTTAGACTGGCCAAGCTCTCGAGCGGCAGTATTGGCAAAGTCTTTAACGCTCTTGGACGCCCGCCCAAAAATTACGTTTACCTTGCTGGTTGCCTCCTCAAAATCTGAGGCTGCTCGAATAGCCGGGGCAATAACTTGGGTAATGGTGCCGATAGCGGCGGCAGCTGGCAGCAATGCGCGCTGCAAAATAAAACCAGCCTTTTGGGTTGTAGTAGTCAGGCTCTTAAATTCGCGTTGAGCGTCGGCAACACCCTTGCCACTAAAACTTGTTAAAATCGGTATGTTAATTGCCACGGGATACCACCAAATTACGGTTTGTCTGTGTCATAACTTTACCCACAATGCTTAGTAGCTCGGCGGTTACTGCCGGACGGTTGCTTTCCACGGCCTTGTCAATCACTCGCGGCGCGTCGCCTACCTCTTTATTTAGGTTGGCTATAAACGCCGTGTTGCGTACTCCGCTAATGCCAGCGCCCGCGTGGTCATAGATAGCGCCAGCAAAACTCTTTTGTTGCACCACCATTAAACGGTATGGCTTGGCACCGTACACAACTTGCCGGGTGTAACCGCCTTGGTCAAAATCTACGTAGCGCTCTTTAGTAGCTCGTACACCTACGCGCACGTTAAAGCCGCCTTGCACCTCGGATATGTTCCAACCCGCCTCTCGGCCACGGATTAGCGAGCCTCGACGCATACCGGATAGCGGGGCACCGTTGCTACGCGATTGTGTAGAAACCATGCTTCGCGCCTCTTGCACAATTTGGTTTCCAACGGTTTTAATGTCTTTAGTTACTTGCCGCCTAATTTTGCGGTCTATGTCGTTTAACTCTTTTAACGCGTTTTGCACCCCGTAAACGTCAATTTGTCCGGTTATGCCCATAGCGTCGCTACCTTTTTTTGTGTGCCTCTGTCAACACTTTAGCCACCGTCTGCAAGTCTTGTAGCTCAAACGGGATATTAGGCGGCCACCAACCGACAGCTACTAGCACCTCGGCTAGCTGGCGTCTGTAGGTGCCGCTTCGATAAAACTTGGTTGCTCTTGCTCGACAACCTCAATGTTGACAAGCTGTTTAATGAAGTTGTCAAACTCTGCTGGTACAACAATCTTGTTTAACTTGGACGCCTCAAACGCCAAATAGGCTAAATCCTCTATGCCAATGCCATTGGCCATGTCGGACGCCTTGCGCTTAAATTTCCTCTCCCATGCCACAACAACGTAAAGGTTGGTTGTAACCGTGTAGGTGTTGTCGGGTAATTCAACTTTTAGGGTTAGCTGCATAACTAGCCTCTTTCGTGTCGGGCCGTGTTGAGGCCGTTATTAAGATACGTCTACGGTGTACGCGCCGCCAGTAAACGTAATGTCAATAGTTGACAATTCGCCCATGGTTGCGTTAATGACTGGCAAAGACTCTAGGTAGGTGCCTGTCAAAGTAAAGCCGGGATTAGTTGACGAGTAGGTGCCAGGCGTTGCTGGTGCAGCTGGCGACACAATAACGGTTACTTGCGTACCGACAAGGGCGGCCAAGCTTGCGTATGTTTCGTTGGCGGCGTAGCTCATGTAAAGCGTCAAAGTTAGCTCGTTGTTTTGCAAGCCGGGCGACATAAAACGTGCGGTGTCACCAAATGCGGTGGACTCGAGCGCCTCAATGGTTTGTGTAAGTGTTGCGGCGGTGCACTGGTCGCGCAAGTTAACCGTTGCGACAATTACGTCCGGGTTGCTTAGGTAAGTTGTTGTGGCCATGGGGTTACTCCTCGTTTGTGTCTATGTCTTTTTTAGCATTTTTTGCGGGCTTAGGTGCGGATACTTTAATAAAGCCGCCAGCAAGCAACGCTTCAAGATTAGCCCCGCGCATTACGGCTAGGTCGGCGTCAAACTCGGCGCCCGGTGTACCCACTCGAGGGCTAACAACGGTGTATTTGCTCATGCTGTAGTACTCGCTTTCAAGTCAATAGTTAAATCATAGGCGGCGTACTCGGCCCCACCGTACACCGCTACCGTTGGGCGGCCGCCAGTAACCGCCACGTTTTTGGCAAGTAGTAAAGCTGCCATATTCATTAGCGAGCGTTGCGCGTCTAGGTTGCCCGGGCCAAGGGTAATTAGCCGTACTGGAAACGTAATTTCAACAATGTTGTAGTTAAACGCCACAAAGCTAGGGGCGTCAATAAACGCGCATGGGGGGTTAATGTTTCGCGGGTCATTGGTGACGGTTAGCCCTGTAATGGTTGTTAGCGTCGTTGTGAGGTTGTCTAACGCGACGTTAAAAAGGTCGGTGTATGCGGGTACGGGCATTAGGCCACCGCGGGGCGGTCAATACCCAACAGTTGTTTTACCATTGGGCTAAAGCCTGTTGAGCCGCCAGTAGTCATACCGTCAAACGACGCGTAATCCATGCCAGCGCTACCACGTTGCCTATACAAAAAGCCTGCATAAGCCACGGTGCCGAGGGTTACCGCGGCGCTCGGTGACGTTGTAAGGCTGTCCACGTACCCGGCTTGCTGGCGTCGCTTGTAGCAAACAGCGTTGGCACTTGTGCGGCATTGCGTTAAAAACGTGGCGTCGGCCGCTGTAGCGGTGCCTATGCCTAACCAATCCTCTACTTGGCTGTCAAGTGTTACCCACGTACACGTGGGCGTAGTGGTCAGGGTGCCGGTAGCCGCCACAATTTGCACGTTGTCAGCCGTGCGCGCGTACAACACTTGGTTTTGTATTGGTAGCTGGTAGTCGTAAGTAAAAAAGCCTTGTTCGTCTACGCCCGTAAAATAGTATTGCGGCAAATCCGCTGTTAGATACGTGCCGTTAAACGTCGCGTCAACGCCGCTAATAACTACCGATTGCCCAACCTCGAGCGGGTCGGCGTTTGTTTGTAATACAACAACCGCGTAATTGTCGGTTAAGTATTTTTGTGTGACCGAGTAAGCGGCCATAATGGCCTACCTTTCGGTTATCAGACGAACTTAACGAACTTGGTGGCGTCTGCCATGAAAGCGGCAGCGTAACCACGGAAAGCAATCGTGCGGCCCATAGTTGCAGGAACCTCGACGCTAATTGCGCCTTTTTGCTGTTCGTAGAATTCGAAACCAGCGGCAGGGCCGGCAGCGTGTCCCATGAATGAGCCCGGTGCGTTCTTGTCAACAACAAGTACCAAGCCAAGCGGGTTGCCGTTCCATGAAGTAGCCGCCGAGTTGCCGGCAGCGTTTTGGCCCATAAGGTTTGGTGCACCCGTGTACGGAAATACTGGACGGTCGGAATCGTCTACCGAGCTGGCCAATGCGGCCCAACTTGCAGGCGTTACAAACATGTGCGTTGGCAAGTAGTTAGAGTTTGCCGAAATTTGACGGGCGCCCTCGTAAATTGCTGCTACCCAATCTGCACCTTTAGCGGTATCTGCTACCGATGAAGTTTGTGTAATTGCTGCATGGCAAGTGTCTACGGCGTAGTTGTCGGTTGCTTGGCCGTAAGCGATTGCAAGCTGGTTCAAAATGATGTCAATGCTTGATGGGTCTGACCAATCCAAATCTTGTTCGGAAACGGTCACGTATGTTCCGAAACTTAGTTTTGAAACGTCGTTGTTTGAAACTACAACTGTTGACGCGTTCAACGAGTCAAACTGTGCGGCCTGTTGTGTAACAACTGGTCGAGTTGTAATTACTGGACGGCGGAAAGTTGCGCCAGCGGTTGGCATTGCGCGAGTCCCGATTGCCGACACGAAAGGGCGCACCGGGTTAAGCGAATCGTAGACGCTGCCGGTGATGATTTCGGGCAAAATGCCGGGCGTCGATTCAGTATTTATAAATGGCGCAACACCGGGTGCAGCTTCGATAACTGCTTGCTTAATGTTTGCGTTCATTTGTGCAAAGTCGGCGCCGCCACGTACGTAGCTAGCAATATATTCCGACGTGCTTGGCAAACGCAATTTGCGAGGCTGTGCATAAATGGTTTGCACGGTTGCGGCCTCAATAACGGCTGGTGTTTCTACGGTCTTTTCCATTTCGGTTAACTCCTCGTTTTCGTCTTGTGTATTATTTAACTCTATTTCGTCGGGCTCTTGGTGGATACTCGCCGCGACGCGCTGCACCTTGGCGGCCTCAAATGCGCCGTAGGGCAAAAGGCTTAGCTCTTGCCAATCGGCCTTAGTTACAACCATGGTGCCAGCCTCGTCAAAACTAAATTCGACGGGCAAAATGCCTACGCTTACGCTGTCCAATACGCCGTCTTTTGCAAGCTCAAGCGCTTCGTTGCCTAGCGTTGTTTCGCTTATCTTGGCTTCAAACATGACGGTATCGCCTACCAACTCTCGAGCCGTGACCAAGCCGATTGGGCTAGTGCTGTCATGGTTTAAATACATTTTGGGTTTCTTGCCCTCAAGCGGTAGCGCGCCCGGCTCGAAACGTACTTTTTGCCCGTCCGATACGACGGCCTCAACGCCGTATTGTAGGGCGACGCCGGCAAGGGTTCTACGTGGCAGCGCGTCACCTTTAGCGGCGTCTAAATTTAATTCTTGTGGGATTAACCTAAGCATTGTTTACCTCGTTTGCCATGTCCGGCATATTTTCGGCGCTGTCTTGGTATTGGTTTTCTAAATAGCTTTCAATGTCAAACATAACACCCGTGCCACGTGGTAGCACGTTATCCGCGCTTAGTGTTTCTTGTATGCAATCTATATACGGTTTTACGCCAAACGTGTAAAGGTCGCGTGACGCTTCCGAGCTACTGACATACGAGTAGTTGCCAATGCTTACCGAGACAAGGTAGGCGGGCACGTTTGCTATGCGCGCAATTTCTTTTGCTTGGTATTCTGCCGCGTCAATCAAAAGCATTTTGTCGGGCGTTGCGTTGTTAGGTATAACCTCTACAAATTCGTTTACGGCACACGTGGCCGACGCGTAACGGGCGCTGTCGTAGGCCGCTGCTAAGTCGCTCAGCTCTTGCGGGCTCATGGGCTCGCCACCATTCTGCCTAAGCGTTACGGCCGGTTGTAGCGAGCTCGAATTTCTGTTGCGGGCCTGCTCAAGCTTTAACGCGGTGTCTACTGAGGTTGCGCCGGTATAAATCAAACCTTGAATTGGGCTTAAAAACTGTACGCAATCCTCGTAACGAATTGGTAGGCCTTGAAACAAAATTTGTTTAGACGGGCCAAACCAAACGCCCGTGCCTTGCGCTTGGTCTTGTGTTGTAATCATTGCAGCGGGTAAACGTGTAAACGCTGCCGGGTATCCGTCGGCGGTGCGCTCGGTTATATACCAAAATGCCCGCCCATAAAAGAATAAATCATCGAATGTCCAACTTAGTAAAAAATTATTTGTAACGCCCTTGTCAATTCGTCGCAACCATGAGCGCGGCGCCTCAGGTACCTTTTCCATTTCGTCGCCGTTCCACATTTCTTTATACATGACAAGCGGCAAACAGCCGACAAGGCTTGCCATTAAGTCGCGGCTACGGCTAATAGTTGGTACTTGCATAAAGCGGCTACGGTTTACGCCGTCGGTGTATGCAAAAAAGTTGCCAATTTGTGAGGCGCCAGCGTTGCTACCGGCAGCGGCTTTAACAACGGTTGCTGGTTCAGGTTTGCGCGTAAAAATAGCCATGCGTTTAGTGTGCCATATTTAGGCGGCTAATGGTGGCACTCGCTGGCGGCGAGCAATCCCCGACGGAAAGCAAGGCCAGCGAGCGCCAAACAAACTTTAGCGGTTAGCGCCCATAATCATTGGTTTACCGACAAGTTGCGGGCGGCTTGCCATGGCCGCGGCCCATACCATACACCGCGCCGCCTCGATTGGGCCCGGGCTACGCGACGTGGATAAAGCAACGCTTCCGTTGTGTTTGATAAGTACGGCCCGCTCGACGTGTTGTGTTAGTAGTAGCTCGCCGTTGTGTTGTAAACGGTTTTCAACAATCATTGAGCGCACCGCGGCTGTCCATTTCAGTAGCTCACGGTAGCCAACTATGGTGCGGCGACGCTCGAGCGCTGGCGGGCAACTTACCTCTAACGCGGGGATTATTGCTAGGCGTAGCCCCGGGTTGTTATCTATTTCTATGTCAACTAGCCGCCACATTTCGGCAACGCTGTTAGCGGTAAACGCCACGGTTACGTGTGTTTTGTTGCCGACCTGTACGGCGCGCACCGCGGTATAGCGGGCCTCGTCCGTTGAGCTTTCGATAGCCAACACTCCGCCGGGGGGTGGCGGGGCATCGGTTTTGCAAGCGTCAAACACGCCCGTTTCCAACCAACCCGTTGTTACTGCTTGCCACAAGTTAACCGAGGCTCGTAAAAACGCCGAGCGGTTAGGGCCGAGCGCTTCGCCCTCGATTACATCTAGGTCAATGAGGCCGCCAGCAAGTGCGGGGTTTGCGTACTCCCATGCCTCGGGCGTCATTGGGTCAAGTTGTGGGCTTGGGCTAAATTCGGCAAAGTACAACGTGGTTTGTTTGCCGCTATCTATCGCCCTTAAACCTTGGTCACGCCAACGCAATAGCGCCGTGGATTCTTGCGTACCCGCGGTGCTCACAAGCAAACACAACGGGTTTTTACGTGCACGTTGAGACGGTAGTAAACCGTCGTCAATAGCGGCCTCAGATATTTGCCAAACCTCGTCGGCCGTAATTAGGTCAGCGCTGTACCCGTGACCCGCTGCCGGGGTAGCTGCTCGAATATGCCACACGCTGCCATTCGGCATTGTTAGCTTTTGGCGGCCGTATGACCAACTTACCTCGGCACCAAATTTGGTTTCCATGATTGGCGCCAAGTAACTAAATTGCGCGGCCGTTAAATCGAGCTTGTGACTAACGCTAATTACCGTTTGCGGCTGCCCTCGGTGCTCTGCCTCTTTAGTAAGCCAATGCCCGATAACCGCGCTACTAAGTAAGCTCTTTCCGTTTTGCCGGGCCACACTTATTAGGCCGACACGGTGTAACCACTTGCCAACGTTGTCGAAAGCGGTCAAACCCTCTAAGCAATGCAGCTGCCACGCCATAAGCGGTAGCCCAAGCACCCTCTCCGCAAACTCCCCAATTTCAGTAGCGCGTGATTGGCTGCCAACGTGCGTAGTCGTTTCTAGTCTCGGCTGGTATCTGCCGGTTAGAGCTGGTTCGGGCTGGTTTCCAAAAAATATAGGAATTAGAGCT